AAAGTTGTAGTTAGTGTATCATCCTTAAATGGACTAACTGGAACTGGATTTAGCGATTTTTATGGAGAATATAGTTGGGGAAGAATTAATTTAAGTGGAAGAGAAAAATCTAATGAATATCCTGCAGAAACTTTAAATGGTGTTGTTGGATTAAGAACGGGAACTATTGTTAGAAGAACAAATCAATTGAGATATTCTGATTATGCATCATAAATAATTTAAAACATTCAAAAATGTCTGCAATTATAACTGATCAGTTTAGAATATTAAATGCAAAGAATTTCGTAAATTTAGTAAAACAAAATTCTTTTTATACTTTTGTTGGTTTGCCAAATGCAAATGAGATTGACTCAGATTGGGATACAAATCCACCAGCACCAGTAGATAATTTTAATTATTATAATAGTGTTTGGGAAACTATAATTTCTTTAAAAAAAATTAACGAAAGTGACGTAAAACTAGTTATTCCAAAAATTACTTGGCAATCTGGATTAACATATGATTATTATAGACATGACTATAGTAGTTCAAATAGATCTGTAGTATCGGATGCAACAAATTTATATTCATCAAGATATTATGTGATGAATAGTGATTATAGAGTTTATATTTGTCTAGAGAATGGTACAAATCCAGATAATCCAAATGGACAACCATCCCTTGATGAGCCAACATTTGTTGATATAGAACCAAGAACTGCAGGATCTAGTGGTGATGGATATATTTGGAAATATCTTTATACAATAAAACCATCAGATATTGTAAAATTTGAATCCACAAATTATATTCCAGTACCATCAGATTGGGAGTCTAATCCAGAACATTCTTCTGTAAGAAATAATGCAGTCGATGGGTCAATAAAGTCAGTAATCATTAAAAATAGAGGATCTGGTGTAGGGAGTGCTAACGTAACATACAAAAATGTACCAATAAAAGGTGATGGTGTTGGTGCAGAATGTACTATAGTAATTAATGATGTTGGTAAAGTTGAATCTGTAACGATATCTAATCAGGGATCGAACTATACTTATGGCAACGTTGATTTAGAATCTGCCAATATATCATCTAGTAGCGAAAGACCAGTACTTGATGTAATTATAACTCCCAAAGGGGGTCATGGATATGATATTTACAAAGAATTGGGTGCTAGAAATGTTTTAGTTTATTCTAGAATAGAAAATGATGTGCAGAATCCTGATTTTATAACAGGTAATCAGATTGCAAGGGTTGGTATTATAGAAAATCCAAAATCATCTATAGGTTCAACCCTAACCGAACCACTTTCTAGTGCAGTTTATGCTTTAAAATTAACGGGTGTTGATTATGATAAAGCAACCTTTGTTGCAGATTCTGAAATTACTCAAACGGTAGGAACTGGAATAACCGCAGTTGGAAAAGTTATAAGTTATAATAAAAATACTGGAGTTTTAAAATATTGGCAAGAAAGAACTTTAGTTGGATTTGCAACTACCGGGTTTATAAACCCAAATCCAGAATATGGATTTAATTTAAATAGATTTACAAGTTCTCCTTCAGGCCAAGGTAGTTTGACAATCAGTGGAAATACTTCAGGGGGAACTTTATCAATTCAACAAGATTTTAGCGGCATATCAACTACCCCAATAAATAGTAATATAACATATTACCTTGGTCAGGAATTTAAAGATGGAATATCAGAACCAGAGGTTCAGAGATATTCTGGCAATATAATTCATATTGATAATCGCCCATCAATTACAAGATCTTCTAACCAAAAAGAAGATATCAAAATCATTTTGCAGTTTTAAACAATTATGTCTCAGCAAACTAATTTAAACGTATCTCCATATTTTGATGATTTTGATGCAAATAATGATTATTATAGAGTACTATTTAAACCTGGATATCCTGTCCAAGCTAGAGAGTTAACAACATTACAATCAATACTACAAAATCAAATTGAAAAGTTTGGGCAACATTTCTTCAAAGATGGTGCAAAAATCATACCAGGAAATACAACTTATACTGACATTTATCATGCAGTAGAACTTGAAAATACTTACTTGGGAATTCCAGTTTCATCTTATGCAGATCAATTAATTGGAACTAAAATATCTGGTCTAACATCGGGAGTTACTGCAATTGTAACTAATGTTCTATTACCACAATTTTCCGAAAGAGGAAATTTGACTCTATATGTCAATTATTTACAAGCAAGCACTGTAGATAATTTTTCAGAAACATTTCTTGATGGTGAACTATTAAAATCAGATGAAATTGTAATAACGCAACTATTAGGTACAACCAATATTGCAATAGAAGAGCCGTTTGCTTCATTAGTTGCAAGAAATGCTACTTCTATTGGTTCTGCTTTTTCTGTTAATGATGGCGTTTATTTTATTAGGGGATATTTTATAAATGTAAAGAAAGAAACTTTAATACTCGATCAATATTCCAATAGACCAAGTTATAGAATAGGGTTCTTTGTAAATGAAGAGATTGTAAACTCAAATATAGATGAAAATTTAAACGATAATTCTCAAGGTTTTAATAATTATTCATCACCGGGGGCAGATAGATTAAAAATATCAGTTTCTTTATTTAAAAAATCTTTAGATGATACAGATGACAGCAATTTTATAGAAATTGCTATAGTCAAAAACGGGATAATTAAATTTAAAAACGATACATATACACAATATAATTTATTATCTGATGAATTTGCAAGAAGAACTTATGATGAGTCTGGAGATTATTATATTAGACCATTTAATATTTCTGTAAAGGAATCTTTAAATGACAATTTGGGAAATAATGGCGTATTTCCTTCAAACACATTTACTGATGGCGGTTCTGTTCCGTCAGAAAATTTAGCTTTATATCAAATTTCTCCAGGAAAAGCATATGTGAGAGGATATGAAGTTGATGTTATAAGTTCTACTCTTCTGGATGTACCAAAACCAAGGCAAACAAAAACTATAGAACAGCAATCATTAATTTATAACACAGGTTCAACACTAAGACTCAATAGAGTTTATGGTGCTCCAAAAGTGGGAATCGGAAATACATATGTTATAAGTCTTAGAGATTCTAGAGTAGGAGTATCTTCTCATATTGCTCCCGGAAAAGAAATCGGGTTAGCTAGAGTCTATGATTTTAGATTAGAGTCTGGTTCATATGACTCATCAAATTCACAATTGAATGAATGGAATATTTCTCTTTTTGATATACAAACAGTAACAGAAATTACCGTAAATGAGTCAGTAACATTAAACACTCCAACATTTGTAAAAGGAAAAAGTACTGGGGCAACTGGATTTTTAAAAGAAAATGTTAATTCAAGCAAATCATTAGTTCTTTACCAAACAACAGGAGACTTTTCTTTAAATGAAAGTTTAATATTTGATGGCATAGAAAGTAATAGAGTTTCGACCGCAGTCACTTCATATGGATTTTCTGATGTAAAATCTTTGTATGGAGTAGTTGGAACTGGAAATACTTTTACTGCAGATGTAATTCAATCTGCAAAATTTAACGTTGGAGTTGCAAATGTAACTCAACCAAGTAGTGGAATTAGTACAATTACCAGTACAAATTCATTATTTCCGGGAAAAATTGTAAAAAATGGCGATCTTTTAAAATACACTGATTCCAGATTTTCTGTTCCAGTATTTGTAAAAGTAGAAGGAAAAACAAATACTTCAATATCAGTATCGGGAGTAACAACGGTTGCAAATATATGTGAAGGAAGTTTGCCTTTACAAGACTTATATGTTTCCGATTTGCAAGTATTGCATACAACTTTAGAATCTTCATCGGATAATACACTATATACAAAACTCCCCAAAAATAATATTTCAAGTGTAAATTTAGCAGATGCTTCTTTAACTATTAGAAAAACATATAATACTGGAATTAGTATATCTTCAAATAAATTGACAACGATAGTTGCAGATTCTGATGAATCATTCTTACCGTTCGATGAGGAAAGATATTTATTGGTAAGATCTGATGGTTCTATAGAACCATTAAGTACAGATAAAGTAAAAATAAACGGAAATACTTTAGAAATTAAAAATTTAGGTTCAGATGATCTAAGTCCAACATTAGTTGCTACTTTAAGAAAAATAAATCCAAAAGAGAAAATTAAGAAAAAAAATAGAGTAAAAACAATAAATGTAAATAAATCAATTTATGAAGGTTCAGGAACTGGTGAAGATACTTTAAATAATGGATTAACATATGGAAATTATCCATATGGAACTAGAGTTGAAGATGATATTATTTCTCTAAATGAACCTGATATTATAGAAGTTCATGGAATTTATGAGTCAAGAGATACTGGAGAGGCATATGCTCCTTCAATGAGTCTTGCATCTATTAGTGGTCCATCTACAAAAACATCCGATTTGGTAATCGGAGAGAGTCTGTCCGGACAAACAAGCGGAGCAATAGCTATTGTTGTTGGATTGAAATCTGATACTGAAATTTATTATATTACAAAAAACAATACTTCATTTGTTGCTGGAGAGCAATTGTTATTTGGAGAATCTGGAGTTCTAGCTTCTATTGTAGATCTTCAGGGTGGAGATAAAGAAATAACATCACATTATACACTCAATCCCGGACAAAAATCTACAATTTATGATTATGGAAGAATTGTTAGAAAATCAAACTATTCATCGCCAACTAAATCATTAAAAATATATTTTTCAAATCTATATTATGATTCTTCCGATGATGGAGATATTACAACTGCAAATTCTTATTTTAGTTGCGATTATTCTAAAGAAATTGATTCGGTAAATGGAATAAGACTAACTGATTTGATTGATATTCGACCAAGAGTTAATTCATATAGTGTTTCAGAAAATTCTTTTTCTCCATTGGAATTTAAAGGAAGAACTTTCAATGCATCTGGAAATTCTGCAAAAAATTCTTTAGCATCAGATGAATCTATTGATATAGATTACTCATTCTATTTGGGAAGAATTGATAGA